CCCACGTAAAAATATGGGTGGAGGCTCCGCCCGGCTCCGACGGTGTCGGCGGTGGAAACTTCAACACCGCCGCCGCGGCGGGGTCGCGAATACGCGTAAATGGAGTCCGTAAAGACGGCACGGAGGCCAACTGGATTAACGGCGCCGGCGGGGTTGCCGGCGGCTCACTGAACGGAAGAAACGGCGGCAACGTCGAACCCTCGTACACGTGGAGCGGCCGAACCTACACCGTCGCCAGCTACGGCCCCGGAGCCGGGCAGGGCGGCTCGAGCTCAAACAAGAACGGCAGCGCCGGCTCTACCCCGGGCGGTGGCGGACAGTCCGGCGATAACGGCGGCCTCACCGGCTACAGCGGCGGCAACGGCGCCCACGGTGCCGTAAAAATCTACTGGAAATGATGCGGAGAATTCATGGCGATCGTTAACAACGCGGGCGCGGATCAGGTTCCATTTGTCGGCGAGTTCATCGACAAGCAAACACACGTCGGCGGAGAACAGATATGGCCGACCGAAAGCAACGCCGTGGTTCTTCACCTACGCGCGGTGCCCAAGTTTGCATCCACAACGGCGGCGCGGGGCGCGTTCAGCCCGGCGACGCGCAAAGTGTTTATCGCCGCGGCCGTCACTAACAACGGCCTATCGGAAATCGACGTAGACCGGGCCCGCGTTCGCCAACTCACCAACGCCGACTGGGCGTTAACGGGAAACTGGACTCTCGGAGAGGTGGTGTTTACCGCCGACGGTCTGAAGGGCTACATCGGTACCAGGGCACCCGGCCAGCTGGGGCGAACCCGAATTTTCGATCCGGCGACGGGGATGGTCTCGTCTAAAACCCTCGCCGGAGGTAACGGTCACGGAATCGTCATTGCAGACGGAATCGTCTACTGCACCTACTATGGCACCAACGGTACCCCCATCGATACGGGCCTAAATATCCCACACGGGCTCCGACTTTATTACACAGCAACCGACGCCTCGGCCGGGATTGTCTATTTCGGCCCTCAGCAGGTCGGAGCCGCCACCGGTAACCCCGCCGACTCTCTGGCCGCGTCCACCGATGACGCAATCGTCTACGCTTCTTCGAGCATCGGAAAGTGTGTGTACTTTGTCGACGTCGCTACGCGCACCGTCGTTAACACGATCACCGACGTAACAACCGGCATCGGCTCCGACGTCGCCACCGGGGACGGCCGCCGACTGTTCACCTGCAAGGGCGCCGACATATACGAGCTCGACGGCGAGACCGGTGCGGGCGTCGCCGCGTACAACGCGCCCGGCGTCGCGTTCAGCCAACTGAAAACGGTCAACGGCCCGCGGGCCCGGCTGTACGCCACCGGAACCAACGGCATACACGTATTCGATATCACAGGTACTCCGGTACTGCTGTCGATCATCAAACCGAAGGCACCCGCGACCGCGTTCACCGGCAGGGTGACACCCTATGACGACGGCAACTGGGGCGTGGTCGCCATCACCGGCGGAGCCACCAACTACGACAGCTACGCACTACTGCATCTGGGCGACGTCCCCGGAGCGACATATGACACCGCCGACGCCGAAGCCGAATGGGAGCCGATGACCGGCTGGGAGTCCGACCCGCCGTTGCCGCCGCAGGATCTGCCCGATGAGTGGCTGTACGACACACCCGAAAACGCTATCGGCGAGACCCCCTAACCACCCCCTCTAACTAACCAACCCCAACCCCTCATTTCCTGAAAGGAAAACATAATGCCTTACTTGCCTCGCGCTAATGAGCCTGTTGAACCGCACGCCCACGAAGAACGCGCCTCGGATGGTAGTTGGGGTTGCCCAACTTGCATCGCAGACGAAGCCGCCGCGGGCGGCGGCGGCGGCGGCGTTGGCCCGCAAGGGCCCCCCGGTGCACCGGGCGCCCCCGGTAAAGACGGTGTTGACGGCCAGGACGGGGCACCGGGTGCACCGGGCGCCCCCGGCAAAGACGGTGTGGACGGCGCCCCCGGGACCGACGGTGCACCGGGAGTCGCTGGGCCGCAGGGCATCCCGGGTGAGACCGGGCCCGCGGGCAAAGACGGAAAAGACGGTGTGGACGGCCAGCCGGGCGCCGACGGCGCCGACGGCGCACCGGGCGCACCCGGCAGCCAGGGCATCGGTATCCGATTCATCGCGAGTGTCGTGACCGAGGAAGATCTCCCGGATAGCGCAAATCAAGGCGACTTGTATGTCGTCGAGGAGCCTGCTCCCGCAACGGGATTCGTGTGGGACGAGAATCTGGTGGCGTTCGTCAACGCAGGGCCGGTGCAGGGTCCGCCCGGGGTGGCGGGCGAGCCGGGTAAGACGGGGCCCGCCGGCCAGGACGGCAAGGACGGCCGCGACGGCGTCGACGGACAGCCGGGTGCCGACGGCGCACCGGGAGCCGACGGAGCACAAGGCATCCAGGGCGAAAAAGGTGACCCCGGCCGCGACGGTGTCGACGGCGCACCGGGTGCCGATGGTGCACCAGGCAAGGATGGCGTAGACGGAGCACCAGGCGCCGACGGGGCACAGGGAATCCAGGGCGAACCGGGCGTGGCCGGCAATGACGGCGCAGACGGAGCACCGGGAGCCGATGGGGCACAGGGCATCCAGGGCGAACCGGGAGCTAAGGGCGACCCCGGAGAGCCGGGCAAAGACGGCGTCGACGGACAGCCCGGCGCCGACGGTGCCAAGGGCGACCAGGGCGAACCGGGCGTAGCCGGTAACGACGGCGCCACCGGTCCGGCCGGCAAGGATGGAGCCGACGGAGCACCCGGCGAAAAGGGCGAGACCGGCGCGGCCGGTGCCGATGGTGCACAGGGCATCCAGGGCGAGAAGGGCGAAACCGGCGCCGCAGGTAACGACGGCGCAGACGGAGCACCAGGCGCAGACGGTGCCAAGGGTGACCCCGGCGAGCAGGGTGTGCCCGGTGCTGACGGCGCCGACGGTGCCGACGGTGCCGACGGTGCCCCCGGCCCGACCGTGGTCTCCGCGGACGCCGGCAACGTCTCTAAACTAGGTTCCGATGGTTTCCTGTTTACGCCCGCTCCGACGGTAACCGGATACCTCGCCACCGCCGGCGGCGAAATGACCGGGCCAATCACTCTCCCAAGCGGATCTAACGGGTTGGTCATCAAGGGCACGAACTACAACCTGTTGGGCGGCTCAGGTGGGGTGGCGTTTCGCAACAACACCAGCAATATCGTGAATTTTGCGGGCGGCGAGGTCGCGGCGTATGTCCCGATCACTACGTCCGGTACAGGAGTGGGCGTTCGTTTCGGCTCCGGCGGTCCGTCGCTCAGCAAGAGCCCCACGGGCGCTATCGCGTCTTCGGCAGCCATCACCGTGACGGCGGATCCGGTCGCGCCGACCGAGCTGGCAAACAAGCAGTACGTCGATTCCAAGTCCGGCGGTGTCACCAACCCGGTTGCCGGTTCCGTCGCCGACATGAAGATCTGGACGGGCTCTCAAAGTGCGTATGATGCCATCGCCAGCAAGGATCCGAAAACCATCTATCACGTCACGGCGTAGGGGTTAGATCATGGCGTTCGACACCGCTGTCGGCGGGACACCGCTGCTCAAGGCTTACGTTGGCACGTCACCAACCGCACGCATCTACGTCGGCGACAAGCATGTGTGGCCTCCGATCAGTGGCAAGGTGACCTGGATCGGATCGACGGTCGCCACCGGGACCGCCAACACGTTCCCCGCGCACGTCGCTAACGATCTTCTGGTGGCGGTGCTGTACGGGACAGACGTGGCTCCCAACGGCTACACGCTTGCGGCCAAGCAGACCTCACCGATGAAGGTGGCGTTGGTCTACAAGTGGGCCACCGCTCCCAACACCGCAGTCGGCACGCTGACCGGGGCGACGTTCAACAGCGTCTACGTCTTTCGCAACGCCAATCCCAACGCGCCGTTCGGTGCCACCGGCACCGCGTCTAACACGGGTCTGACGGCGACGGCTCCCGCGCTGACGCTGACCGATCCCAGCGGCGACTCGGCGGTGTGCCATGCGTTCATTCAGACCGGCGCGAGCGGTGCGTGGGTTAACAAAGTGCAGGCGAACTTCATCAGTAAGAACCTGAACGCACGGCTGGCAAACACCCAGATGATTGACACCAAGACCGCGACGGCAGCGGCTTCGACCCTGACCCACAGTGTTAGCGCATCGTGGACTGGGCTGTCCTTTGAGGTTGTGGCTGTGCCCAGCACGCCCGTCGAGGAACCGCTGTGGCTGTACGACGTGGCGCAGACAAACAAGGGCGGCGGGGTTGTCGACTTTGCGCTAAAGAAAGGTCTCGGCCCATACGACCCGCTCGATGAAGGGTTTATGTTCCGATGCGTTCAGTTCCCCACGCTGAACGGTTACGTCCCGCGCAACTTCACAAAGAATTTCCCGCCCAACGGATACAGCGGTTTGGATTGCACGGTGGAGGATCTTTACGGCGACGGCACCGCCAATCCCGAATACCTCCACAAGACGATCAGCTTCAAGGTTTACCTGTGATCCCCGTGAGCCCCACGGGCTAAACAACACCAGGCCGGGCGGCGCCAGGGACGGCCCGCCGCCCGGTCTGGGCTCAACCATGCAGCCGTGCCGTCCCTAATTTAGACACAAATCCTTAGGCCGTCCCCACATGCCTAGGAGGCCGTCTTGTCCGAAATCGTGCTTTCATACGACCACTCGCACGCCGCAGTTACCCAGGAGACCGGGTATTTTTGCGGGCCCGCATCCAGCCAGATTGTGTTGCAGGGCCACGGAATCAGCGTCACCGAGAACCAGCTCGCGCAGGAAATGGGGACCACAACCGCCGGCACTGCCTCCATTGAATCCATCGCCAAGGGTTTGTCGCTGCACGCACCCGAGGCCGGCTGGAAAGCCGTCTGGATGCCCAACGACCCGCCGACCGCAGATCAGCGGGAGAACATGTGGCGCTCCATCGTTCAGTCCATCCGCGGCGGATGGGGCTGTGTGCTGAATCTTGTTGTGCCGCCGTCGAACCACCCCTCGCACGGCGTCACCAAAGGCTCCGTCCCGCCGAACTACGGCTCCAATACTGTCTACCACTACGTGGCCGCAATGGGCGTAGATGAGGCCGAGGGTGCCGTATGGATCGCGGACAGCGGGTTCCAGCCCGGCGGGTACTGGGTTACCAAAGAGTGGGCCTGTGGGGCCGTAACCCCGCATGGCTTCGTCTTTGCCGCGAACACTCCCGAGGTTGTTGCCGGCGCACCCGAACCGGCACCGGCGCCGAATGCGCCTGCGGCAGAGAACAACCCGGCCGGCATCCCGTGCGTCATCGGGAGAAACGGGCCCAAGCCGTACACCGCGTACACGGTCGACGATAAGGTCAGCCACACCGCGCACGAGGTCACGATGTGGCTTCCAGCTCGGGGACTGAAAGACGGTCTCGCCGACGCAATCGCGGACCCGCACCGGCTCGACACAACGCTCGGGCATGCAATCAACGCCGCGTCACTCGGCCGCGTGAACTACGAGATTCTCGTGCGCTTGGCCGCGAAGCTCGGCGTCGACTTATCGGATCTGGTGTAGCCGTGGGCGATTCGATTCTCACCAGTGCCAGATACTGGCAGCAGACCGGCGTGCGCATGGTTCGCACGTTCGCTCAGGCCGCCGGCGGGGTGCTCGGGGTCAGTGCCGCCGGCGGCATCAGCGCCAACTGGCAGCAGGCACTCAGCGTCGGCGCCGCGGCCGCGGCAATCGCCCTCCTCATGTCTCTAGAAAAGATCGAGGAACTTCCCCCGGATACGGCTGAGGAGGCCGCGGTGGATGCGATCCTGCACGCGAACGGCGTCAGCTCGTCGGACCCGCTGCCCCCTTTAGCGCCGCCGCCGACGGCGGCTACGACTACGACCCCGACGCCGACACCCCCGCCGCCGGCCTATACCACGCCGACGACATACGCGCCCGCCTCGCCGGCACCCAATACCGTGCAGGCGTCCACAATTGGCTATCCAAGCATGAGTGACCCCGCGTGAACCGGCTCGCGAAGTTGGGGCCGGCAACGGTGGTAACCGCGGTCTGTGCGGTCGCGTGGCTCGGCTCGTTGGCCTTCCGCGCGAAGGTTCCGGACTGGTCCGGCGGAGCCGTCGCCGACACATTCATGACAACCATTGTCGGCTATTTTTTCACGCAGAAGGGCGCCGGTAAATGACGCAACAATGGGCCTCACTGGCCGCCGTCGCGCTGCTGATGGGATTCCTCGCCGGCGGTGCCTGGGCACGCCGGGCGAAGGACGACCGCTGGACAACGTCACTCGGTGTCGCGTTCGCGTTGGTGGGCGTGCTATCGATGGCAAACCTCGTGTTCATCTCGCAACGGCAGCAAAGCTACAACGCCCGCGCCGCCGATAAGTTGGCGTGCATCGCTGAGGTGGTCACCGCGGCCCGCGCGACAACGGGCTATAACGGCGTCAGGGATGCCGCCCTGCTGGCGTGGATTAACGAGCCGAGCCGCGACACGGCGCGTGCACTCGTTGCGACGCTTGCCAATCCGCCGGCGCCGTTGCCGCAGTGCGTTATCGATTGGGAGTCAGAGTGACCACCCCGTGGTCGATGGTGCGTGCCGCGGCGCGGATGGTGTCCGGCGCCCCCGAGGGTGTCGTAAACGACGAAGACGTCGCCGCCTGGTGCGGCGAGCTCGAGTCAACTGAGACGGACAAAGGAGACAAAGTCTGATGCAGTTAACCGTTCGCCTCCTCGGCGCTGAGGTTTTCCACGTGTCTGTCGGATTGTCTGACCGCGACGAGACCGAGACCGAGTCCGGGTTCGTGTCGAACACCGGCGGAAGTTACGAAATCGCCGGAGAGTCTGAGGTCGAGTGGGAAGAGTCCGAGGAAGACTACGACCCCGAATACGACAACCGCCGCGCCCCGTTCGGCTTCCGCCATGCTTGACACCTGGAGGCACCGCAACCGCGACGGGGGGAGCGTGCTCACCTACGGCAGCTTGGGATTCCTCGCCGGCGTCATCACCGCGTTGGGTATTGGAGGATGCACCGCCCCCGACCCCGGCGCAACGGATCCCAGGTACACCGTCGAATGCCCGTCAAAGTGAGTGTGGCCGTGCTAGGCGTCGTCGGTCTGTGCATCCTCTCGGGCGCGGCGGCCGGCGGCGCCACCTATCTGTTTTTCGGCCACTACTGGTACCGGCTGAGGCAGCTCCACAAAGACGACTAGACCACGGGGCCGGGATTGGTTTCGACGGCGCGCGAGACCCGCATGCGGACCGCGCCGGACCGGGGTTCGATTCCCCGCGGCTCCATACAATGCCCGCCCCGCTGACCCCTAGTTGGTCGGCGGGGCGGGCCCTTTTCGTATTTAGACCTGCGCGTGGCGCACGCAGGCCAACTTCGCTTCGCTCAGAGTCCGGAACCGCGAGTCCGCGAGTTTGAGGTCGAAGCTGGTCCAGCCCCGCCCCGCGGGTGCCGGCAACGCCAGCCAGCCATCCGCGCCACGCCGAACCTGGAACGACCAGTGCTCGCCGTAAGACACGTAGTAAATAGCACCGTTCCAGGTGTTTCGTTTCCACCGAAGTTCTCGCATGGCACCACTGTACCGCGTTACCACCAGAGTTACCACCACGACACGCCAAACTGGCTCTAGCTGCGCCCCCGGCAGGGATCGAACCTGCGACCTAGGGATTAGAAGGCACTGGGTAAACGTGCCGCAAGCAGGGCGGTTCCGGAATAACACCAGCTCGCGGCAGGTCAACCGCCCCTAACATATACAGTAGTTATACAAGGTCTTGTTACCAGTATCTGTTACCACCTAGAGGGGGTTTCCATGGCGGCAAAGCGGCCACGCCGGGCAGCAGGTGAGGGGAGCATTAGCCAGCGCCCGGACGGTATGTGGGTGGGCATCATGGACTCCCCATCGACCGACGGAAAGAGGCGGCAGAAGAAGGTATACAGCCGCGATTACCGGGAGTGTGTTCGCAAGCTCGGCGAGCTCAAAAAGGATCTGGCTGCCGGCGTCACCGTCAACCGAGCCACCACCGTCAGTGCGTGGCTGGACCGGTGGCTCCACGAGATACACAGAGACCAGATACGGCCATCGACGCGGCAGAGCTACGAGGTGGTGGTCCGGCAGATCAGCTCCACCATCGGCGACAAGCGGCTAGCCTCACTCACACCGGAAGACGTGCGCGGGATGATCAAGGCGCTCGGCAACGGGCGCCGCCGAACGCAGAAGTCCTACGTGCTGCTAAATGCGGCACTCAAAGACGCCGTGCGCGAGGGAATCCTCACCCGCAATGTGTGCGACGCCGTCCATAAACCGAAACTGTCGGCCACGCCGCGCGACGCGTTCACCCTCGATGAAGCCCGAACAATCCTCAAGTGTGCCGCCGACACCCGCGACCCTATGGAAGCCGCCCGCTGGGCTACCGCGTTCCTAACCGGCATACGGCAGGGCGAAGCGTTGGCCCTGTCATGGGACCGCATAGACCTCGACGGCGCCGTCGCCGACGTGGAGTGGCAGTTGCAAACACTCACCCGGGACCACGGCTGCGGCGAAGCCGGCGCGGCCGGTGCGTGGCCGTGCGGCAAAGTGAAGGGCGCTTACTGCAGTGCTCCCCGGTGGGACGTGCCGCCCGACTTCGAAATGCGGGAGATTTACCGTTCGCTGGTCCTGACCCGCCCCAAGACTCACGCCGGCCGCCGATTCATACCGCTAGTAGCTCCGATGGTTGCGGCGCTGCGAACGCTCAAGGAACTGGACCGCGGCGCCAACCCCCATAACCTAGTTTTTCATTTGGCCGACGGCCGCCCGGTCCCCCCTAAAAAGGACTGGGAGGCGTGGCAGCAACTGATGCAGGACTCCGGTATGGCGGAAGAGGGGGAGACCATCCCTCCGCACGTTGCCCGACACACCACCGCAACCATCATGCGCGCCGCCGGTGTCGACGAACAGACCCGGATGGAACTGCTCGGACATAGTTCGGCAGTCGCCACACGCATCTACGCACACGCCGACGTCACACGGCAGCGGGAAGCGATGGCTGTGCTCGAGGCTTTGGCGCCGGGCGAAAAATCAGAATAAAAAACACACAAGTGCGCGTGCAGGCGCAGGTCAGGGCGTTTCGACCACTTTTGGGCGTCGTCTATGGCCGATCTACGACCGATCTATTAGTCGAACTATTGATCGAAGTTTGGGCGTTCTATCGGCGCTCTATGGTCGATCTATTGCCGATCTCTGATCGCACTATCGCGGCTCTGTGGACCGCTCTATGGCCGCGGCTTCTCGTTCGAGAAGTGCCCTACGGTTACGCGCACGGAAGCGCGACACGGCCGCGGCTCCGAACACCATCCCCGCGCGGGATGACTCTCCCTCCGCCGCCGGCCTGATTCGCTCGCCGGCGGGAGGGTTGTAGGCGCGGATATCGTCCGACGAAATCCAGTAAAGCCGTCCCTGTCGTTTGGCCGGCAAGTGCCCTCCACGAAGCCAGCCATATACCGTGGGGAGGGGTACCTCAAAAAAATCTGCGACCTCTGCGGGTGTCCATCGGTCAATCACCGCGCGCTCTCCTCTTTGATTGCCTTTTTAACGTCAGCCATGATGACCCGCCCACCGACACCCGAACCCGTCAGCGAGTCCAGGTCGATTCCGTGCGACTCGGCCAGCGCAACCACCGACGCCGACACCGCGGCGACTTTGCGTGCCGGCGCGTACAGCGCCACCGCGGGGGAGATCCCCTCGACCAGCGAGACACGCTTGTACACCGGCTGCGGCTCGAAGTCGAACTGGTTTCGCGTCACGCCGGCCACCGGAACGGGTACCGGAGCCGGCTCAGAATCCGTAACCGGAGAATCCGTCTCCAAGATCGCACACCCACTCGACACCGTAGATCGCATACGCGCTAAGTCGCGTCGAACCAACTCCGGCGACAGCCTCTCCGCCGCCGCCGCATATGCCGCGGGGAACACCGTCGCCGTAGCCGCCGCCAAACCCGCCACGTCGCGAGGATCCATGCCGAGCGGGCCAGCCGGGCGGGCAACCGCCGGCGGTGCAACCAGCCCCGCCACCGCATTGGCTGTGTCCCAATACATGGCGCCGTTAGCCGCCACACTGTTGGGCCGGCCGAGACGCGCCAGATCCCGCGTGCACACCACGCGGTCCACAGCTGAACGCGGCGCCAACCCGGCGTCGATAAGGCGAGGCATCCAGTGCGACGCACCGTGCACCACCACCGCATCCGCGGCGGACAACCGGCCGTTGATGCGCTCCACCACCGCGGGGTGGTCGAGGCCGTTGTACACCACCGGTGTCTCACCCGAGTTAGCTACCGCGACTGCCGCGAGATTGCGATCAGAACCCTCCGACACCGCCACAAAAACAGCACCCATCACAGATCACCCTTCCCGTTAGACATAGCGCCGATAAGTAGCTCGGCCACGTGCCGCGACCAGCCACCCAAGTGCACGGACTTCCCGGGCGCGAACTTCCGCCCACAACCGCAAACAATCTCGCGGGTGTTGTCGTACGGATCATGCTCGTTGAGGATGATCCGGAATGCCTCCGCCTCAGCGTTCACGGTCAGTCCTTCCCCGCCAACTTCTTGGCAACTTCGAACTGGTCCGGCACCTTGCGAACGCCGGCGATGTACCGTTCTAGAGACTTGTGATCCGCGTAGCCGGCTTGGGTGAGAACCGCTGCGCCAGAATCACTCACCACCACGCACTGCCCCTTCGCCGTGCCGGGAATCTCCGACGGCGCCGGTGCGTCGTCGGGGACGTCGCCGAGTACGGTGCGGGCCTGCGCGGAGGTAGTGCACCTGAACGCGATTTTATTCGAACAACAATCACGTAGAAGAGTAGGAAAGGTCGCCGCGCTTGGTTTCTGCGAGGTAGCGATTGTCGTAATGCCTGCAAAGCGCCCACGCTGCACGAGACCTCTAACCCCGCGGATGTTCCCTTCGACGGTGGCCCGCTCTTCGCCCTTTAGCCCCGTCGAAGTTAGCCACACCTGGGCCTCGTCCAGTATCAAGAACACGGGGAACAGGCCGAGCGCCTCGCGGTCTGCGACCGGGACTGCCCAAAAATCATGTTGCCCTGTAGCGGTGTGAACCGCGGTCGCGCGTAATTCGATCATTTGTTCGAGTTTTGCCAGTGTTTCCACCAGTGCGTCGAGTTCCACGGACCGGGAACACATGGCCGCCACCGGGGCGAAGACTTGCAGATCGAAACTCCCCTTGCCGTCGAATATCCAGAGCTCGGCCCGGTCGGCTAGGCCCGCGATAACAGGAAGCATGCTCGCGGTCTTACCACTGCCAGGCACACCACCAACGATCGCGCCGGCATTACCGCTCCACGTAATCCACACGGGCTCACCGGTGCCCACCGCGTAACCAAGCAAGCTCCGCCCGGCCTCAGCGTCGTACGTTCCGGCGGGAGTGGGCGCTGGTGGCGGTGCTGGCGGTGCCGCGGGTACAGGTACACCCTCCAACGGGTGCGGCGCGGGCTTCGCCACCCACTCGTCTATATAGCCGTCGAGCACGTTGGAGACGATCCCCCACACCAGGGCAAACACGGCGAAGGGGATTGCCACCGCCCACAAGCCGAGCTGGGGCTCCCGGGCGGTGTCCCCCCACACGGCGCCGGCCGCAAGCAGAGCGCCGGCGATGCCGGCACCGTGGCTAATTACTCTCACAGCGACCTCCCGTAATACTGGTCGGGGGAGTCCCACGTCTCCCCGCAACCGGCCTTGCAGCACCACTTACCGTTGTCTGGTCCGTACGCTTCCTCGAGTAACCAGACCCCGCTGCCGTGCATGCAGCACATGTCGCAGCGGCGGCGGTGGTTCTCGTCGTAGCGGATCCAGCGCGTGTCCAAGCACGCGTCGCAGCCGCTCACACCGACGCCAAAACGGTCTTGAGCGACTCCGACTTCCGAGACCGCAACCAGCCACCGCAACCCGAGCAACGGAACCTCTGATACCGGGCGGTCGTGGTGTACGCGAACCCGCGGCGCACCACATCCTCGGAGCCGCAACGGTTGCACGCCAACAGATCCTCCGACTCATCGGAGTACAGCGGCACGTTAAGGCCGTCGATCCACGGCCGCAGACGCTCGAACAGCTGAGACGTGATACGCACGTCGTTAGCGCAGTATTTCTGCATGCGCTTGCGGGCCGAGTCCCGCGCCTTGCCCTCACCGGTGAGGATGTCGGTCCACGTCGAGAAGCCGCCCGGATCGGTTTTCAGATCCAGACCGAGCTGTTGGCACACGAACGCCAACTTTCGGCTAGGCCAGTTGAACTTCTTCACCGTTCGGTACAAGTCGACGTCACGCCACGGAGAGGGGGGCGACATACCCAACTCCGCCCACGCCGCGCGCAGGTGCCCGTTATCGAACCGGGCACCGTTGTACGTGACGACGAAATCGGCCTCGTCGTACACCGAGTGGGCCCACCGCATCATGCCGGCGTAGCCGCCGTCGGTGTCCCACTCGGAGCGCACGTGGACTTTCTTCTCGCCAACCCACTGTGCGGCGACCATGATCGTTCCGCCCGGCTTTATGATCTGATTAACGCCGACGTTCTGGTCGAACAAACCCCACACGTAAGCCTCGGTGGGCCTGGTCTCGATATCGACCACCGCGATTCTCGGTCCGGTCATGCCGCCAACTCCTCTGCTGCGATCGAACATTCGGCCCGGCACACCAACTGTTCGGCGGCGCGCGTGCCCTTCGCGCCGTCGATGATCCCGCCGACCAACAGCACACAGGCCGCCAGCCACGTAACAACCCAACCCAACCCGCGCCACGTCACCGCGACACCTCCGCCGACGTCTTCAACCCGGCGATGTAGGTGTCCAGATCTGCGGCGGTGTACTTGTACTCGCGGCCATCGAGCACCGCCAACAGTCGGCCGGCACGGCGCAACTCATCCACCCGGCGCGGCGACGTCGACAAGTACGTCGCGGCACCATCCCGGGAAAACAAACCCGACATATCAGATACCTCCTCGGACAGGCCGGCGGCGCCGGCGGTGTGAACCCGAGTCCGTGTCCTGGGCGGGATTCTCTAAAGCGGCGACAACGTCGCCGTAGGCGTACAAGGCCACCGAGTCCGGCAAGCGGCGCAAGTTCCGCTCACCAGTGGCCTGCAAATACATCCGCGGAGTCACCGTCGCGACGACCGCGTGGAACTCGCGGCGCGGAACCGGCCGCCCAACCCACCCCAGAATCCGGTGAATGTTCGCCGCCGGCTGCGGCTCCGAATCAACCCGGCCAAGAAGCCGCGCCCGGATCTCGTCGACGTCATGCACCGCACCACACCGCCGGCACTCCACCGCCCGCGCATCCTCCTCGGCGGACAGCTCATACCCGCACGGCTCGCCGGTCTCCAACGTGCCCGAACACGGACCGCAGTACACCGACGGCTCACGGTTAATCAACTTCAACCCGGCCGCGTTGAACCGCTCCACCGCCTTGTAGATGGCCGGCACGTGCGGCAACGCCAACACCTGATCCAACTGATAACCCAGATAGGTTGCGGCGGAACGGGCCCGCCCCATAGGTGTAGACCCCGGCTCCAAGTCGCGCACCCACCCCGACAGAGCCACATCGATATCGCGCAACAGATCCGCCGCGCGTAGGTTCAGCTCCATCGGATAGGCGTCGCCCTTGCCGCGCTTACCGCCGCCACCCAACTGGGACTGCCCGTACGCACACTCCTCGAGACGGGGGATCAGCCACTTCAGACCGGAAGTGGACCAGGCGCGGCCGGCGTCGCCGCCGATCAGGCCGTCCCGCAAACGATTAGCGCACGGCCAGCAGATAACGCCTCCGGTCGACGCCCGGCCCTCGCAGACCCCGCACTGCCTACTCATCCCCGACACCCACCCAGTGCCGGCGGTCACCGGTCAACAGCGCCGCGAAGTGGCCGAGCGTCATAGCGACCAGCTGCTGCGCCGGATCACCAATGCCGCGACGCTTAGCCACCACCACCCCACACAGGGCCTGGTCGTTGATCGCCTCGGCCTCAGCCTCCCGCAAAGCGGAAGGTATGGAGAGCGCCGCAACATCTTTGACCTCGACGACCACCCGCTGACCGTGCGCGCGAACCCCGCCCACGTCGCCGGTATCGCGAGAGCCCGTCCGCACCTTGCGGTCGATGAACTCGTTACCGGTGGCGTCGCGAAGATAGTCGGAAACGACACGCTCCATGCGAGCGCCGGCCGCGCGTGCCGAACTCCTAGACCGGCTCACCGGAGGAAATCCTCCGCCGTGACCGGCGTCGCCGCCGTGCGCGTCTCAGCCCAAGACACGTTGCTGCGGTGACGGTGCCCGCCGGTCACCTTGATCGGCTCGACACCCCACCGCGCCCGCAGCTCCTTCATGAACGCGCGCTCCGTCAGCTCGTCCTCACCGTGATCGCGGCACCAGCTTCGATACCCGACGTACAGCGAGTTAGAGGCGATCGTGGCGGTGTCGCCGCCGCCGAACACCAGCGCCTCTTCGGCGAACCGCCCCAGCTGATCCTCGGACAGCCGGTACTCCGCCGTTGCCTCCAACACCGCCGGCGGGTCAGCGTCGCCGAACCGCTGAAAGTTCAACGCACCCTGAACGATCCACCACAGAATGCCCGGACCCTCTGAGGCGATGAGGCTATCCGCCAGGCCCTCTTTCTGCTCCGACACCGGCACGATGTAGTTAAACGGGATGCGGCGCAGCCGCCGCCAGAAGCTGTGCCCTCCGGACTTAACCACCGGCATGTGGTTGCCAGTGATCCAGAGGGTTAGCCGGTTCGTGAACTCGAAGTGATCCTGACGCATAGCGCGCCCGATCAGCGTGCCGTCACCCGTGAGGGCCTTGAGCTTGGTCTCATCCCAGGAACCGCCGTTGCCGCCGTTGACCTCAGACGCCACCGCCAGTCGCACCCCGCGCAGACGGGCGATCTCCGTCTCGTGGCGGTCGCCACGATCAGCGAGGAGGAAGTCCGGCGGCATGATCGCCGCGTACTCGCCGAGCACACCAGCCAGAACCTCGACGAGTACGGACTTACCGTTGGCTCCCTCACCGTTGCAAAAAGCCGCCGTCTGCGACGTCATCTCACCGATAGCCGACTTGCCGGCCCACCGCTGGATATAGGAGATCAGCTCAGCGTCGCCGCCGAACGTGCGGTCCATGAACTCGAGGAACCTCGGGGTCGCCATGTCCGGATCGACCGGAACACCCGTCGACAGTGTGCACCGCGCAGCCGGATCAGCCGGAGACACGTCACCTGACCGCAGACAGATCAGACCGTTGGGCGCGTTGAGAATCCACCCGTTCGAGTCCAGATCATCGGCCGAAGTGTGGATCGCCGGATCGCGGCGAACCAGGGCCGCCACACCGGAAATCTTGCTTGCCGACTGCAACTGACGCTGCCACGCCAACACGCCCACGTCTGCTCCTGCCCTGATTGCGCGGATGGTTCTACGCACCGCGATGTACGCGGGCGAATCGTCGGGGCGCAGACGCCAGCGCGACCCGTCCCAGATCAGCCACCGGTTCAGATCCGGCGCGAACAGCAGGTTGCCCTTCCAGCTGCGGACAACCAGCATTGCGGCGCCGTCATCGGTGCGCGGCACCGTCCCCGCGTTGGGGGCCAGGTCGGACTCGTCGACCTCGCCACCATCATCGACGCCCTCGTCATCACGCATGGCGAACAGCTCCGAAACCTCGGTAACCGCGTCCTCCACGGTTACCGGGCCGTCAGCCAGAAGGTCTTCCAGGTGCGCGTGCCCGCCCAACTCGGCGTGCACCTCCTCATCGGACATTCCGGCGACGAGATTCTCGCCCCACTCGATCGCGTCAGGAACCTCCGGAGCGGGCACATCGCGGTCCGCGCACAACACCCGGAACCGGGCCGCCACCGCGGACCTCGACGACTCCACGCCGGCCGCGGTGAGGCAGCCGCGACGCTTCATCGCCGCAACCCGCACCATCTGCGACAACAGCCACTGATGACGGCCCTCAGTCGGCACATCGTCACGCCAACCTGCCCGTGCCTGCTTTGCGTAGTCGCAATCCTTAGTTGGCATGGCGGCCCACGTCTGCTCCACCGTGAGCGTCGACACCGGCTCCGGCGCCGCCACCCCAAGACGGTCGAGAAGCGACGACAACCCCGCCACCGTCAACGCCTCGCCCGGAGCCATCTCCGCCACCACCAACTCCGGCGGCGCCGACTTGATATTCCAGCTGCCCGGCGTGCGCATCACCCGCGCCAGATCGAACACGCTGTCAATCTCCGCGCCATGCTCACGCGCGACCCGCCGGCACATATCGCCGAACCGCTTCAACAGCGACACCGCGCGGGCGCGGTCCGCGTCGGAGCCGATCTGCCCGTCGGAAATCGACCAGTAGCCATGCAGCCCACCGCCGGAGCGCACCACCGCGGACGGCGCACCGATCAGAGCTGCAATGCCGGCCAGGATCTCGCGGGCATGCCGAAGGTCCCGGCAGCCGCCGGGCTTGACGTCGAGATCCACCACCGCCGCGGCCAACCGCGTCACGTCATCGACGCCGCCGCGGCCAGAACCACCGCCGCACGTAACGGCGTTGACGCTGTGATAGACGCTCACGGTCGAGCCTAGCGACTCCACCAGCGCCACGGCCTCGATAACCGGGACCACCACGCTACGGAACTGCGAACCGGGAGCCGCGGTAGAAATCGACACACACTCGTCGGCCGTGTAGCCGAGAGCATCAGTCAGAAGGTCAGCGAAATTCACGCCGCACCCCCGAGCACCATCTCCAGCATGGACGGGCGGTGCCCCTCCCACTGTGCGATGCCGCCGTCCTCACGCGTGACGCTGACGACGGGCAGCGACATGTGGCCGGCGGCGCGCAACTTCTCGCCAACCTGCGGCAAAGTGTCGACACGCACCGCGGTGAACTCGATACCGCGCGACTGCAACCAACGCTCAGTCGCTTTGCAGGACTGGCAGGCAGCCGACTCGAACACCAAAACATCGGGCATACTTGGGGGACCTCCTCAAACTCTCAGACAGGGGATGGGTGGGTGAAGTCCCGGCGGCGCGGAGCTACGAACTCCGCGCCGCCGGGCGCTAACCACTAGGCCAGCGCGGCCAGAGCGGCCTCAGCCGTCAGCGGCGGAGCGGTCGGAACCGACACCTTCGGTGCGGGCACGATGGGCGGGCCCGCCGGCACAGCCACCGGCACCGGGGCCGGCGCCGTGTAGGAGGCCGCGTACACCTTGGCCCCCGCGATGCCGGGACGGGTCGGAGCCAAATCCCCGGTGTACGTCACGCTGAGCGCGCCACCCACCTGGAGGCCCGTCACGCCGGCCGCGCGAACCGCATCCGCCACCGCGTTCTTGAGACCCGCTTTGATAAAGAACCGCTGCGGGCCCTCCGCCGTGTTCACCTCGACGACCATCTGCAGCCTCGGGCTGCCGTCCGCCCATGCGAGGGGCTCGTTGGTGCCGAATGCGGTCTGCTGCACCACCGTCGGCTCGGTGGTGATCGTTCCGGCCACCGTGGTTCCGATCGTCGGGAACTTCGCGGCCGGCGAGCCGCTACCCGTCAGAAACTGATTGGGGTCGATCATCGTGTGTTACCTCTTCCTGTTATTTCTTCCTTGGCGCGGCGATTGGTCCGCTCGCCGCGGGCGGTGTCTGGGGGGCTACTTGCCCGGGCAGGAAAACGTGCCGTCGCGAGGTGTCGCCGCCGAGTACACGGGGCAGAACCGGCAACCCTTATCCGGCGTTGCCGGCACCCGCGACAACTGCGAGAAATCTGCGGCCGCACCGATAGCGGCGACCGCCGTGCGAACCTTGGCGAGGCGATCCACCGCCGCGTCGGCCACCGACGGGTCGAACGGTGCCGTCCACAGATACGAGCCGGACAGGCTGCCGGCGCGGGGCAACATCCAGATAGCGACCTCCCGCACCTCGTAGCCGGCGCGAACCCAACCAGCCCCGTAGCACATAGCCTGGACCACGTAATGGCGCGGCGGCCCGTCCTTCTTGTACGCGCGGAACGTGGTGGCGCCCAGGAACTTGTGGTCGATTGCCCTGCCCTCGATGACGTCGAACAGATCGCAGCTCCCCGACAAACCGGGTGCAACCTCCACCCGATTCTCGATCAGCCACCGCAGGTGCTTGCCCTCCGCGGTGAGGCGTGCGTTGTCGGCGTTGAACGCCTCCTCGAGCTTTGCGTGCCCGGCGGTGCCCAACCAGGCCGGCATGATATCGCCGGCCGGATTCACGCGCGGTGCCCCCGCAACCTTCGCCGCCAGTTGGCGAGTGCAAGCCACGCCCACCTCCGACGGTCCGATCGCGCGCTGCAGGCTCCGCGGGTGGTTCAGCCAGTCCCGCTCCACCACCGCGATCAGGTCGTCGCGCACCGAATCCACCACCGGCGCGGGCACCGCGTCGGCGAAGAAGTCGTCCTGAGTTGCGAGAGTCACTGTGCTAGTTGTCCTTTCGGGGATTACTACAAGTATGCGGTACGGGTGTCACATGAAATGGCTGCATATTCGCGGGGAGGCCGGTAAACCCGGCCGGCCTCCCCGCTGTCGCCTATCGCGCCACCGACAGGTTCCGCACTGACGGGTCGGCGGTGTGCGCGTCGGCCAAAGCCTGCGCGTCCTCCGCCGTCGCGTACGCGCGCGAGATCATCCCGCACGGGCAGACGGCCCGGAAGGGCCGCCCGCCGTGGTAGGAGACGTACTCGACCCGCGCGACGTGCTCCACGGTCATCGCAGCCCGAGCTCGGCGTCCGTGATGGTGGTGGACAGCGCCCGCCCGTCGGCCGCGGTCTGCGGCGTCGGGATGATCTGGCACAGCCCCGCCGCGACAGTACCGTCGGGGGTCATGCCCTTCACCCAGTCGAGCAGGCCCGAGCGGTCGTCGGGAACGATTGCGGCCAGAACCACGATCACCGCGGCCGCCTCCTCCGGCGCCATGCCGCGAGCGCGCTCCCACACCACCGCGGGGTCCTGATCCCAGACGGACGTGATGAGCCCGTACGCGGTCTCGAGTGCGGCAGAAGCAGCCCCGCGGTGAGTAGCCGTGGGGCCGTCCTCGAGGCTTGCAAACCGGAGAATCGGCCGCGCCGACTCCGGATCGAGCGCCCGGTGGATCCGACCCACCATCGGGGAGGCCGAGTGGCGAGTCAGCAAAGCCAACCGGGCCACCGCGGTCATATCGAGCAGGTCCGCTCCGGCGTCGCCGCCGGCGACCTCGTCGGCGTTACGTGCCACCGTTGATCGAACCGTTTTGTGGGACAGTCCGAGCAAGAGCGCCACCTGGGGGCGACTCAGCGGCGGGCCGGACGGGTCGACACCCAGAGCGGCCAGCGGCGACAGGTCGGCCACCAGCCGGTCCCGCTTCTGGCGCGCCTCGGCAAGGGAGCGGTGCTTGCGCATCCGCCCCGCGGACGGTGCCGCGGGTTCGGGGTCGTCGGTGTCCCGGATGAACCGCGGGTCGTACTCTTCGAACGCCTCGCCGTACGGGGATGTTGCCGACAGATCATCACTGGTGTTAAATTGGTTTTGCATCTCATTCTCGCTTTCATTCATGACGGGTGATTCGGGTTTTGGTGCTCGGCCCTCCGGGAGTTGACGCTCCCGGGGGGCCTTTCTTCGTTCCGGCGCCTTTGCCGGTACTCACGCAACTATAACGGCCCGTTGCCGCATTTGTTCCGCGGAATCGCGGCCGCGCAGCGAACTTTGCAAATCATCCACACCAAATGTAAAACGGCCCCCACCAGGCCATTTCTCTGTTTTAGATATTGGGGAATTGCGCGAAAGCCGGCACTAGCTGCAATTGTCACGTCCTATATCGGCGGCGATGCGTACGCAGTTGCTCACGCATTTTGCACGTGCAACAAGGACACGTGATGCCTATCACACATTCTTAAATCGGCAGGAATCCGGCGTGTCGCGAGTGCGAATGCTTACAGCCTTGCAAGCGTCGATTACTGGTGCCACCGCGGGTACGGTGCCACGGAAAGCCTGTGGATAACTTCGCGGCACTCCAGCAGTGTTCGAACGCGTGTTCTAACAACGCAGGGCAGTAACGGGAAAGCCCAGGGCACCTAGGAAACGCTCTGACCTGCAGTAGGGCACCTAGGGCAGTAGTTGTCCATTATCGCTCATATGTTGTTACTAATGTTAATAGAGTGCATATAGGGAATAGCGTATAGCGTTTGAGGGTGACAATGGCGAAATGCTGCCCTAGGTGCCCTACTGCAGGTCAGCGCGTTGCGTTGGTGCCCTGGACTGCCCTGGGCCGCCCCAGGCCGGCCAGCCTGTGGATAACTAGCCATCATCGAACGCGTGTTCGAACGCCGGATGCACCCGCGGTGGCCCCGGCAGCGCCACGGCGCCACCGGCCGACATGCAGCAATGCCCGTAAGGGCCCCCAGATCGAATGCTAAGCGACTTAAACAGCTTCCCTCTATGAATCCTTAGGCGAGACCGTTTTCGTCGCTTACAGAGCCTCTCAGAGCCCCATCGAATATGCAGCCATTTCATGTGACGCTCGCATGTTAGTATTATTGAGGTTGGGGAAAACGCTACCCATTTACAGGTCAGCACCCGCAACCCTCTTGATGCGGCCGCAGCCGGCCGCGCAGCAACCCTCACCCACACGGGACCCCCCTTTACCTATACGCCCGATAAGGCGTGAGGCTGCATGCTGCGCGGCCGCGCGGCCACCAAAAACTAATCGCGCGGAGGTGGGCTTACTTTGTCTGTCCACCACCAGACCGAGACTGTGACGCTGCACCACGGCGACTGCTTGGACGTTATCCGCGACCTACCCGACAACAGCGTCGACAGCATTGTCACCGACCCGCCGTACGGTCTCGGGTTTATGGGCAAGGCGTGGGACGTTGGCGCTATCGCGTTTAACCCCGTTCTCTGGAAAGAGGCCCTCCGCGTTCTCAAGCCGGGCGGCCACATGGTGGCGTTCGGCGGGACGCGCACATGGCACCGGCTCGCGGTAGCCATCGAGGATGCCGGGTTCGAAATTAGAGACAACTTGGCGTGGCTGTACGGGAGCGGGTTTCCTAAGTCGTTGGACGTGGGCAAGGCGATTGACAAGGCGGCGGGCGCTGAGCGAGAGGTTATTGGCAAGTACCGAAGCCCAGAAGGAACCAGCGGCGGCAAGGGCCGCAAGTTCTGTCACGGAGTTCAGGAACTTGATGGCCTTCCGGACATCACCGCCCCCGCCACCGACGCCGCGAAACAGTGGCACGGTTGGGGCACCGCACTTAAACCCGCGTTCGAGCCGATCGTGTTGGCGCGTAAGCCGTTCCGCGGTACCGTCGCCGGCAATGTGTTGGAGCATGGCGTCGGGGCGTTGAATGTTGACGGGTGCCGTGTAGCTGCAACTGACGGCTACCCCGAAAACTCAGTGACGCAGGGCGTGAATACCGCGAAGTCAAGTTACGCGCCCGCGCAGACTCGGCAGACCTTTGCGCCATCAGACGCCGGCCGTTGGCCCGCGAACGTCCTTCTCGACCCCGCCGCCGCCGCTGAGGTGGATGAGCAGAGCGGGGTTAGCAAGTCCACACCCGCGGTCGGAATCAAGCGGCGTGGTCGTTCGGCGGGAATCATGGGGGAAGTTGGGGAACTGCGGGACGGTCGGCCAGAGGGTCACGCCGACTCCGGCGGCGCGTCCCGATTCTTCCCCACATTCCGCTATCAGGCCAAGGCGCCGACCAAAGAGCGCCCCGACGTTAACGGCGTACGCCATCCAACCGTCAAGCCCTTAGCCCTGATGCAATGGTTGGTACGTCTCATCACCCCTCCCGGCGGTACTGTGCTCGAGCCGTTCGCCGGTAGCGGCGCCACCGTAGAGGCTTGTTTGCTTGAGGGTTTCGCGTGCGTGGCCATTGAGCGCGAGTCCGAATACATGCCGCTGATCGTGTCGCGGATTGAGCGGGCGTCCTGATGTTTGAGGCCGCCTTTGCTTCCCTCGCTAGCGTATGTGAGCGCACACGCCAGGAGCTGGCGTCATACCGTCAACAGCGCCCCGGCGATACTGACGCCGCGTTTATCGAGCAGAGCGTGCACGAGTTTATTCGTGCGGGCCGGGAGACTGAGGATCCGAGGCCGGGTCTACGCAATATGGCGTTGAGTGTCTACCTACTCGTAATCAAATGCGATGAGGTAGCGCGCCTTACAGCGCGTGTAGCTCAGCTCGAGGACGCGCTCGACATGCGCGACGATGCACTCGCCATCGCGTGGGACATGATCGACAAGCACGACAACAACGGCGAGCCCGATGAGGATGAGTCGTAGTGGACGTGTGCACTGTGGTTAACGTGACGCTGTGGGCGCTCGGCGTGTTCGTCTCTGTGTGCTGACATGGGCGTGACCCCCGTCAAGCGTGACTCGACTAAGCGCAACCACCACCGACGCATCCTCGCTAAGGGTCAGCCGCCGTGTCACTGGTGCGGCGAGGACATTGACTACACCGCCGATTGGTTAGACCCTCTTGCCTACCAGGTGGACCACGTCATCCCCCTAGCGAAGGGTGGGCTCGATGAGCTCACCAACCCCGATGGCTCGGTGCAGAAGGTGCCCAGCCATCGGGTATGCAATAGGGCCAAGGGTGTCTCTATTCCATTACCAACAGGCGCGACCTATGTCACCGAGCGGCGCTGGACTTAGTCGCTAAAACAGCGACAGTTTGTATCTAGAACAGCGAAAACGGTGGCTAAAACAGAGACAAACCGCCCAGGGTGGGGGCCTCTGACCTGGGGTTTTGCCTAACCATCTCGAGGCGCATAGGCCACTCTCACACACGAAGAGCATTACCACATTAGGGGGGCCGGTTTTCCTTGTCCTCCATCGTTGACGCGGCCGCCACCGGGGAGCAATTAGCCACTCTGCGGGCCGTGCGAGACCAAATCGCCGCCGACCTTGAGGTGTGCGCCGCCATGCGTGACCGAACCGCGCTCTACGCCCGCCTGGTCGACGTTATCGCCCGGATAGATGAGCTGGCGCCGGCCGCCCCGAAGGGTGACACAGTTGACGAAATCGCGCGGCGTAGGGCTGCTAGGCGTGCAAGCGCCGCCAAGGGTGCTGCACGGGCCAAAGACGCGGCAAAATAGCTGGCAGGACGTCTCGGACCTTGCCGCGGGTTTCGGCGTTGTGCTGGATCCGTGGCAGGAGACTGTTCTACAGGCTGCGATGGGTGAACGCCCGGATGGTCAGTGGGCGGCCCGTCAGGTGGCGATCAGTGCCCCGCGTCAGAACGGCAAAAGCGAGATCATCGTCGCCCGAGCCCTCGCTGGGATTCTCTTGTTTGGAGAACAAACGATCATCGTTAGCGCGCATCAGCAGGACACGGCCAGAGAGGTCTTTGGCAGGCTGCTCGGCATTATCGAGCAATTTCCTAACTTGGAAGAGCGCGTCGAGTCCGTTATGCGCGCCGTTAACCGCGAGTACATACGTTTCAAGTCCGGTCAGACAATAAGGTTTAAGGCCCGCTCGACTGGCTCCGGCCGTGGCTTCTCTTGTGATTGCCTCTTGCTCGATGAGGCACAGATTCTCTCTCCCTCTAGTTGGTCAGCGATCCTGCCCACGATGAGTGCCCGCCCCAACCCTCAGGCGTGGCTACTCGGAACACCGCCAACAGAAAATGATGATGGCGAAGTTTTCGAGCGGATGAGAAACCTGGGCGTCCTTGGCCGGGAAAACACGGTCGCCTACTTGGAGTGGGCGGCGGAGTCGGACGACCCGATCGACGACCCCCTCACGTGGGCTAAAGCAAACCCCGCCTACGGTTCTCGCATTTCCCAGGAGGCCGTCGCGACTGAGCTGGCGTCCATGTCGGAGGAGCAGTTCCGGCTAGAGCGCCTCGGCATTTGGAATGAGGCCGCCGCACATATGCCGGTTATCCCGGCGGCGGTGTGGCGCAAGCTGAACGCGCCGGGCCCGGACTCGGAGACGCCGCCGACGGCGTTTGGCGTCGACATGTCGCACGCGATGCAAATAAGCGTCGCCGCGGCGTGGGTGGTTGAGGACTCAATCCACGTTGAGGAAGTGTGGGCGGGCGGCGATGTTGCCGCGGCCGTGCAGTGGATTGCTACCGCGGCCGGCCGGCGCACCGAGGTTGTTATCGACGACCTGAGCCCGGCGTCGCAGATGGTGCCGGAGCTGATTAACCGCCGGGTTAAGGTTCGAAAGAGCACGGCCCGCGATATGGCTAAGGGCTGCTTGCAGTTCGAGTCTCGCGCGGGCGCCGGCACGGTGTCGCACGCGGGGCAGGCTCAGTTGGCGGCCGCGGTTGCCGGCGCCAAGAAACGACCGATTGGCGATGCCGGCGGGTGGGGTTGGGACCGCCGCGATGCCTCTTCCCAGATCCATCCTCTAGTCGCTTGCACTCTTGCGCTGCTGTCCGCGTCTTCTACGCGCCGGCGCACGACGGGCGAGCGCACTTCCGCGAACAGAAAGGCGGCAATCCTTTTATGATTCCCGCTTACGGTGGCGGCGAGCACTATACGTCGCTATGGACTACCGACTACTGGACAATCCATCTTCCGGACTTGTCCTACGATGAGGATCTGCTGCTTAATCATCTGTTGCGGCAGTTGCACGACCGCACACCGCGAAACATTTTGCGGGAGTCGTATTACGATGGCCGCCGCGCGGTTCAGCAGGTCGGAACGATCATTCCGCCGCAATACTACAACTTGGGACTCACGCTCGGATGGTCCGCTAAGGCCGTTGACGCTCTGGCGCAACGCACGAACCTAGACCGATTCGTGTGGACTGACGGCGACTTAAACTCTCTCGGTTTTAGAGACGTCTGGGAGCAAAATTACTTCGGCGCCGAGTCTAACGCCGCGTTTGTGGCTTCTCTAATTCATGGTGTCGCGTTCCTGATTAACACCAACGGTGACACCGACGAGCCGGACAGCCTCATCCATATCAAGGACGGCTTATCCGCGACGGGTGACTACAACCCGCGGACTCGCCGCATGGATAACCTTCTCTCGATCACGGGGTGGTGTACGGAGTCGAAGGCGCCGACCGAGCTTGCCCTGTATCTGGACGGCGAAACGATTACCGCCGTCCGCGACGGCGGCGAGTGGTTCGTGGACCGGGTCCGGCACCCGTACGGCGTGCCGGTGGAGGCTTTGGTGTATCGCCCGCAGGTGCGCCGGCCGTTTGGAACGTCGCGTATCAGCCGGCCGGTTATGGCGATTCACGATCAGGCAATACGAACGCTTATTCGCATGGAAGGGCACGCGGATGTGTTCTCCTATCCGGAGTTGTGGATGTTGGGTGCGGATGAGTCCGTCTTCCGCAACGCCGACGGCTCGGTTAAGCCGAGCTGGCAGGTCATGTTGGGCCGCATTAAGGGTGTGCCGGATGATCCGGACGCCGACCCACAACTTGCCAGGGCGGATATCAAACAGTTTCAGGCGCACAGCCCGCAGCCGCATATCGACCTGTTCCAGCAGCATGCAAATAATTTTTCGGGCCAAACTTCCATTCCGGTAACGGAATTAGGCGTGCAGGCCCGCACCAACACGACCACCGCGGACGGCACCGACGCCGCCGACCGCGCTCTGGTTCGCACGGCCGAGGACGCGATGGCAAATTGGGCGCCGGCGTTGCGTCGGGCCATGATGCGCGCACTCGCAATCCAAAACGGCTTAACCGCTGTGCCGGCAGAGTGGCAGACCATCGACACCAAGTGGCGTAACCCGGAGTACCTGAGCCAGTCCGCGGTCGCGGATGCCGGCATGAAGAAACTTGCCGCGGTGCCGTGGCTTGCCGAGACTGAGGTGGGGCTCGAGTTGCTGGGTCTGGATGATCAGCAGATCGCCCGCGCAATGTCGGAGAAGCGCCGGGCGGTGGGCACCGCGACGGTGATGCGGTCGGCGTTGGACGCGTTGAAGCAACAACAGCAGGCTCTGCCGGCGGCGCCGGATGTTGCGGCCGCGGTGACAGAACCTACCGCAAATGTCGCTGGCAACTGACCTCGAGTTGGTGACCGGCTTGGCCGCGTCCGAGCTTGAGCAGCTGTGGGCGCTGGAGAATCCGGAGCTGGTGGCCGCCGCGCTGTGGGATGTGGTCCCCGCTCAGGTGGATGAGTGGGCGCTAGCCGCGTCCGCCGTTGCCGCCGAGTGGTATGACGCCGAACGTGAACGCGAAGAAATCGAGGGCACTTTTCAAGCCATCGTGGCGCCGCTGGGGGACCTCGGTACCGAGGCCCTTATCGGGTGGTCGGTGGCGGCGCTGTATCAGCCTGAACCTGATCTGGCGCTGGCGAAGTCCCGCCTGACTGGCGGTGTGCAGAAGCGCCTCGCGAATTCCGCCAACAGCACGATCACCGGTTCTACCGTGCGCGATCCGCAGGCCCGCGGGTGGTACAGAATCACCCGCCCGGATGCGTGCAACTTCTGCAAGATGGTCGCTAGTCGTGGCGGTGTGTTCACTGAGGCTACCGCTCGGTTTGCTTGCCACGATCACTGCTACTGCCGCGCGGCGTCCGCTTGGGTTGGCCGGGAGGTTCCGGTGCAGAAATACACACCCTCGAAGCGCGACGACCGCGACTTCTACGACCAGCAGGAGCGCGGCAACGCTGCCGCGCGAGCCTGGATCAAGAAGAACCTTAAATAGAGACTTCCCCGCCCTAAATGGGACCGGGGCCACTTCCGAAATGGGAGAACACCGCATGTCTGATGTAACAACCGCCGAAGTCGCCGAAACGGTAACCGAGGACGTAACCCCCGACGCTCTGCAACTCCCGGATGATCACCCGTTGGTGAAAACTCTTGCAGCCCAAAAGACTGCAATCAAGGAGTTGAAAGCCAAGGCCAGTCGCCTCGATGAGATTGAAGAGGCGCAGAAGTCCGAGGCTGAGAAGGTCGCCGACAGGTTGGCTAAGGCCGACTCTGAGGTCGCCGGCATCCCGTCGCGGGTTACTGAGGCGCTCAAGGCGCACCTTGTGGTTCTGCACGAAATTGCAGACGAGGACGCCGAGTTGTTCCTCACTGCTACCGAACCGGAGACCCTGCTGAAGCAGGTCGACCGGCTGGTTGGACAGGGCAAGCGCAAGCACGTAGTGCCCCGCGAGGGTCGCACACCCAATCCCGCCCCGACTGATCCGACTCGCGACTTTCTGCGAACGATCAACGGGCAGTAACCGATTCACTAGGAGTAAAACAATATGGCTGCTCTACAGAGTACCGACCTCTTCCTTCCCACTAACATTGCGTCTGGCATCGTCGAGAAGACGAAGACTGCCTCGACCGTCGCGAGCTTGTCCGGACAGGAGCCGATGCGGTTCGGCAACCTGAACATCGTCACGTTCGATGAGGACTTGTCGGCGGAGTTCGTCGAGGAGTCGGCGCACAAATCAGCGGACGAAGCGCGCCCCTCGTTTGTGACCGCGGTGCCGCACAAGGCCGTCGTTCAGATGCGGACCTCGGATGAATTCCGCTGGGCCGACGAGGATTACCAGCTGGGTATCCTCAACAAGTTTCAGGAGAAGTGCGCTCGCGCCATCTCTCGCGCGCTCGATCTGGGCCTGTACTACCGGCTGAACCCGCGCACCAACAGCGAGATCCCAAGCTGGACTAACTACCTCAACACGACCGATAAGCGCGTGCCGGCGGGGAGCTTGGCCGACATGGACTTCGAGCAGGCCGCCGGCCTGGTCATCGCCGACGGCTACAGCGTGAACGGTGTCGCGTTCGATCCGAGCTACGCGTGGACCCTGTCGACCGCCCGCTACCAGGACGGTCGCAAGAAGTTCCCCGAGTTGGGTCTCGGTAACGGCATCTCATCGTTCGAGGGCGTCAACTCGGCCACCTCGAGCACCGTCTCGGGCAAAGCGAAGGATGGCGACCCCACCGACAACGGCGTCAAGGCAATCCTCGGCGACTTCCAGGGCGGTATCCGCTGGGGCGTGCAGAAGAGTTTTCCTTTCCGCATGCTGGAGTTCGGTGACCCCGACGGCGCCGGCCGCGACCTGGCCGGACACAACGAGGTGTTGTTCCGCGTCGAGCTGGTCTACGCGTGGTTCGTGTTCTCTGAGCGGTTCGCCGTCATCGAGGGCACGCCGACCACGCCGGACCCGGTGAAGGCCCCGGCCGCGACCTCCAAGGCCGCGAAGTAGTAAACCGCTAGAGGAGGGCCCGGGCAGATCCTCGGGCCCTCTTCTGCGGCGGTCACCATGACTGTCACTCTCACGCCGGAAGATCTGGCGCCGTTCGCACCGGGTATCCCGCCCGATAAAGCACAGGCGATGATCGACGACGCGTTGGCGCTCGCCGCTGTCATTGCCCCGTGCATTCTCGAGCCCGACTTCCCGTACGACGACGCAGCTAAAGCGATTATCCGCGGGGCTGTGTTGCGTTGGGAGGCCGCCGACACCGGCGCGGTGACCGCACAAACTGCCGGCCCGTTCTCGGTGCAAATCGATTCAACGGTCCGCCGCTACGGAATGTACACGCCGTCGGAAATCGAACAGCTGCAGGCGTTGTGCAAGATGTACAACGGAAACACCGGCGGCGCCGCGTGGGGCTACGACACCATCCCAACGGGGGTTGTTCAGCAACACGACGAAGCCTGCTGCAAAACCTTCTTCCGCAATCACGAGTGCAGCTGCGGCGCAAACCTGACGCCGTCTGGCCGGCCGCTGTATCCCTCGTTGGATGGGAGCTGGCGGCGGTGAGGTTAACGCCTCTACCGTTCACGTGTGCCCATGAGGCGTACAGCGGGGA